TCCCTGCCGCCGCGTAACGTTCTCGATCGCCCGAAAACCGGCACTTCGGCCAACGAAACATTGGTCGATTTGTACATGGAGCGGGCGATCGACTTGCTACGGCTTGAGGCCGGCACCCGCGACAAGGTGTTGGCGTTCCTGCACACGCTTGAGGCGGATATTGTCGCGCTGCTGGCCAAGATTGACCCGAACGGCATCGGTCAGGTCGCCGCGCAACGCAAACGTCTCGAAAAACTAAACGCGGAAGTCACCGGTTCAATTCGAGCGACCTATCGTCGTTCGGATACGCTGCTTGCTGCGGAAATTCGCGAAGTGATCGATATCGAGTCCACATGGACGGCGAGCGCTATCAACTCGTCAATCCATGTGGAATTCGCTGACGCGGGCTTGACCCGGCAGCAGTTGGAAACGCTTTCCTCGAATGTGCTCATTCAGGGCGCGCCGTCGAAGGAATGGTGGGGTCGTCAGGCGCAGGGGTTGTCGGATCGCTTCGCAGATGAAATGCGCCGCGGTGTCGCCCTTGGAGAGACGAACGATAAACTCGTCGAGCGTGTTCGCGGAACGCGCACGACCAAGGGCCTTATGGACCTGGCCGAAACGTCGGCGGAGCGCCTGGTGCGCGCGTCGGTGCAGACAGCCGCGAATGTCGGGCGAGAAGCGACCTACGAAAAGAATGCCGACCTGATCGCTTCCGTCGATTGGTCGTCAACTTTGGACACGCGCACGACCGAATGGTGCATGGTCCGCGACGGGTTGCGCTACACGCCGATCGATCACAAGCCGATCGACCATGATGTGCCATGGCTGGAAGGTCCCGGCCGGATCCATTGGGGTTGCCGTTCGACCAGCGTTCCACGCCTCAAGACCTGGCGTGAACTTGGGATCGATATGGACGAGATTCCGCAAACAACGCGGGCGTCCATGGACGGCCAGTTGCCTGCCGGCATGACGTTCGAACAGTGGCTCAAGAAACAGTCGCTCGAACGGCAAAATACGGTGCTCGGTGTCGGCAAGGCGGACTTGTGGCGCTCCGGCAAGATCACGTTTCGCGACCTGCTCGACCAGAATGGGCGGCCGCTGACGACCGAACAACTGCGCGCCAAGGCGTCGCGGAAGTAACCCCCGCCGCTGCCGCTTTCCACATTTGACGCGCGTCTGCGCGATCGCCCCCGCCTGCGGGATGCAGGTTCTAACAGCGAGATGCTGAAATGGCTTTGGACTTTGTTGTCGACTCTATCGATTCCGTGCCGGAGGCTTTCCGTGGTGAATATGCCGAGAAAGACGGCAAGTTTCACCTGAACGTCGCCGGCCTCGAAAAGACTTACGTGCCGCGGTCTGCGCTTACAGCCGCGAACAATGAAGCGGCACAGCGCCGGCACGCCCTGAACGCATGGGAAACGGCGGCGGGCGGCAAGACCCACGAGGAAATCGCGTCGCTTCTGGCCGATATCGATGCTGGCAAGGTCGGTAAGGGTGGTAAGTCGAAAGAAGAATTCGACGCCGCGCTTGCGCAGCACAAGACCGAGTCGGAACGGAAACTGACCGGTCTGACCCAAGAACGCGACACGGCGTATGGCGTGGCGCGCAAGGCGATCGTCGACGCGGGCCTGATCGGCGCGCTGACCAAGGTCAAGGCGACCTCCGAAGGCCTCGCCGTGATGCCGAAAATTCTCGGCGACCGTGTCGAACTCAAGTTCGAAAACGGCGAACCAAATATGAAAATCCTCAATGCCGATGGCAAGACGCCGATGATTGGCACCGGCGCTGACGGTTTCGCGACATTCGACGACCTCATGAAAGAGGTCGTCAAGCAATACCCGAGTCTTTTCGAAGGTTCGGGCGCAGGAGGCGGCGGGACGCCGTCGAAGGGCGGGAAGCCCGGCGAAAAGACCATCACCCGTTCTGATTTCGAAAAGCTCGGTCCAATCGAGCGCGCTTCGAAGGTCAAGGAAGGATTCAAGGTCGTCGACTAACCCCGCGGCTCGCCTTCCGGCGCCGCATTTTCCACGAGGACAAACTGACCCATGGCTATCCTTACTCTGACCGGCCTCGTGCCGGATATCTATGCGGCGATGGACGTCGTCGCTCGCGAGCAGATCGGTTTCATTCCGGCTGTCTCGCGCGATGCGTCGGCGGTTCGCGCCGCGGTCGGCGAAAATGTGCGTTCGCCTGTTGTCGGCCCGATGCAGGCGGAGGACTTGACCGTGACCAACGTTGCGGCCTCTGCTCCGGCGCAGACCATCAACTACGTCGACATGCAGATCACCAAGGCCCGTTCGGTGCCGTTTGGTATCACTGGCGAGGAAACCAAAGGCCTGCAGAACGCCGGCACGCTCGGTCAGATCAACCGTGACCGCATCGCGCAAGCGCTCCGCACTCTCTCGAACGAAGTCGAGTCCGACCTGGCCGCCCTGCACATCAAGGCGAGCCGTGCGGTCGGCACCGCTGGAACGACCCCGTTCGGCACCGCCGCTGACCTCTCCGATTTCGCCAACTCGGCGACGATCCTCGAGGACAACGGCGCGCCGAAGTCGGACTGGCATATGGTGCTCGGTTCGGCCGCCATCGCGAAAATCCGTGGCAAGCAGTCAGGCTTGTTCAAGGTGAACGAAGCCGGCACCGACGACCTGCTGCGGAACGGTGCCATCGGCCGCGTGGAGAACTTCGACGTCCACAACTCCGACAAGGTCGCGCGTGCGGTTGCGGTCGGCACGGGTGCGTCGGCAACGACCGATAACGCCGGCTACGCGGTCGGCGCGACCGTGCTGACGCTCGCTTCGGCGGGTACTGGCACGATCCTCGCGGGCGATATCATCACGTTCGCGGGCGACACCAACCAATATTTGGTGGTGAGCGGCGATACGGACGTGTCGAACGGCGGCACGATCACGATTGCAGAACCGGGCCTCAAGGTTGCTATGTCGGCGGCCACCAAGGCAATCACCGTCGTTGCGGCGGCGACCCGCAATATGTTCTTCCAGCGGTCGGCGATCCAGCTCGCCACTCGCGCCCCGGCCATGCCGGAAGGTGGCGACGCTGCGGACGACGTAATGGTTGTGCAGGATCCGGTTTCGGGCATCGCCTACGAATTCTGCATTTACAAGCAGAAGCGTCAGGTTCGCTACGAAGTCAACTTGGCATGGGGCGTGAAGATGATCGCTCCGCGTTACTGCGGACTGCTGCTCGGCTAAGGCGCCGCGGCTCCATCGTTGGGTTCTACAGACGGCCCGGTGCATCCGGGCCGTTCATAGAGTCCACCACCGCAAGGAGAATTGCGTGTCCGATATCTGTCCTACCGTGAAAATCCTGTCGACGCATCCGGAGTCGCAAGGTCCGTTCGTCGAAATTAACGCCTCCGATTTCGACAAGAGCAAGCACGAACTCTTTGTCGAAGCGCCGCCGGCATTCGTTCCGCCGCCTCCGCCCGGCAACCCGCCTCCGCCCGGCCCGCTCGACGGCCTTCCGGCCGATTGGAAGGAAAAGAGCAAGACGGATGACCTGAAAGCGATCGCCGCTGCCGTCGCCGGTCGCACCGTCGAGAACCGCAAACAGGCGGTGGAAGTGATCGAAGAGGCGCTTGCCGCCAAGCAGTAACGAGGCCGGGGTATGGCGGACCTTTCCATTCGAGCCGTGGATATCAACGACGATGACGTTGTCGACGAAATCCACGCGCTCGACCGCCTTGCCTTCCTCGAATCTGCCCCGCCGATCAAGCCGGAAACCGGGCACTGGTGGCTCGCGTTTTCCGGCGATCGACCCGTCGCATATGGCGGCTATATGCCTGCCGCGACGCACGTCGGCATGGGCTACCTTTGCCGTGTCGGTGTACTTCCCGAATTCCGCGGTCACGGATTGCAGCGTCGCTTTATCCGCGTGCGCGAGGCGCATGCTCGCCGCACCGGTTATGCCGGTCTTGTGACCGATACGACGGCCAACCTGCCGTCAGCGAACAACCTCATCCGTGCCGGGTTCGTGCTGTTCGAGCCGAAGGCGCCGTGGGCGTTCGCAAACACCCTGTATTGGCGAAAGGTGTTCTGATGACCCTGATTGTCACCCCCGGCGCGCCTGACGCGGATTCCTACACTGCGCTCGCTGACGCCGATGCCTATTTCACGGCGCGCGGGATCGCGACATGGACAGGCACCGACGCCGTGAAGGAACAGGCGCTCCGGCGCGCGACGACCTATCTCGACAACCAGTACCGCAGCCGATGGGTCGGTGTGCGAGTGAACGAGACGCAGTCGCTCGCATGGCCGCGCCAAGGGCGATGTGGCGCGGTTCTCTATGACAGCGACGATTTCCAGATCGCCGCCGACGCAATCCCGGTCCAGCTGCGCGACGCCTGCATTGAGGTCGCGCTATTGACCTTGACCGGCGTCGTGCTGGAACCGCGCCTCGAGCGCGGAGGCCAGGTCAAGAGCATCGGCAAGAGCGTCGGCCCGCTCCGCAAGGACGTCGTCTACATGGACGGTGCGCCGGTCATGGATCGATTGATTGTGGTTGAAGGGCTGTTACGCGGACTGGTCACGTCCACGCCGGGCGCCAGTGCCGGCAACGTCAATCTGGTGCGGGCCTGAGCATGGCGGACGCTTTCGATTATCTCGAATCCCGCACCGATGCCGACGAACTGATCGCGGAATTCGGTCAGGCGGTGGCACTCCGGCGCGCGACCGACAGCGGCCCTGCCTGGGAGCCGACACAGACGACGACCGATTATGCAACGCTCGCTGTGATCCTCGATTACACGGCGCAGCAACGCGCCGCATCGAACCAACAAGCCGGCAGCGCTGACAACGTGTTGATGACTGACCGCCGCGCCTTGGTCGCGGCCGGGCCGCTCGTCGACGCCGGCGTGACCAACATCACGCCGCCCGACGCGCTCGTGGTGGGCGGCGTCGCGGTGCCGATCGTTCGCGCCGTGACCCTCGCGCCGGCCGGCACGGTTGTCATGTTCGACTGCCAGTTGCGTTTCTGACCATGGCGGACAGCATCTTCGCTCTGCAGATCGCAAAATTCGTCGAGAAAGCCAAGGGCAACGCGGACCTGGTGGTGCGTAAAGTCGCACTCGACTTGTTCTCGCGTGTCATCACGAAATCGCCCGTCGATACCGGACGATTCAAGGGCAACTGGCAAGTCGCTATCGGATCCATTCCGGCCGGAACAGTCGAAATCAACGACAAAGCCGGCACCGCTACGATCGCCAAGGTGACGGCCGAAGCGCTGAACATGCGCGCTGGCGAGGTTATTTATCTGGTCAATAACCTACCCTATGCGCGCCGGCTCGAATACGGCCATTCCAAACAGGCTCCGGCCGGCATGGTTCGCATCACGATCGAGGAATTCAACGCCGCGGTGAATAAGGCAGCGAATGAGGTTCCGAAGTGAGCGAGCCGATTGAAGTCGAAATTCTCAAGGCGCTGTTGACGCAGTTGGGAACATTGCCTGACACGCCGGTCGCCTCGCCCCTGGTCGCGTTCACGCCGCCGACGTCGGGGCCGTATCTTGAAGCGCATCCGGTCATGCGCGCGGAGCCGGATCGGCTTGGGCTTGCTTTCACGTCCAGCAAATTCAATCGCGGCGTTTTCCAAGTCGACGCCGTGGTCCCCGACAATAAAGGCGAGGCCCCCGGCCTCCGTCTCGCGGCCCTAGTCGCCGCACGATTCGCAATCGGCACTGTGCTCGTAGCGGGAAGCTACCGGCTGCAATTCCTGAAAGAGCCGACTATCGCCGCCGCGGTAAAGGATGCGCCGTGGGTCAGGTTTCCCGTGAGCATCCCTTATCTGCTGATCAACTAAGGAGTCCACGCAATGGGTGCTTCCGTTTCGACCGGTCTGTCGCTCTATATCGGCACGACCGCCGTTGACCCGACGACCGACACCTACACCGAAGTCGCGGAAATCGTCGAGGTTCCGGAGTTCGGCCGCGAGTACAGCAAAATCGAATACAATCCGATCAAGCTGCGCGGCGTTCAGAAGTTCAAGGGTGGCTATAACGATGGCAGCGTGCTTGTCAGCCTTGGCAAGAATCTGAGCGACGCCGGTCAGGCTGCAATGCTCGCCGCCTCGAATAGCGATTCGCAATACAACTTCAAGATCGTCGCCAACGACGCGGCACCGGTCGTGTCGGCAGTCGCGACGATCACGATCGCTTCGCCCGGTGTGGTGTCGTGGAACAACCACGGTCTGCCTGCCGGTACTGCTGTCAAGTTCTCCACGACCGGTACTCTGCCGACCGGTCTGACCGCCGGCACGACTTATTACGTGTGCTCCGGTGCGACGCTGTTGACGAACAGCTTTGCGGTGGCGACCTCGTTGTCCAATGCGCTCGCGGGAACGGCTGTCAACACCAGCAGCACGCAGACCGGGACGCATACGGTTACGACTGTGCCGGCCGGATCGCAGCAGATGCTCAAGGCGCTCGTCATGACGTTCAAGACCAATTACGGCCAGAAAGATGCCGTGGTCATGGCGACGTCGCTGCTCGAAATCATTTCCGGGTCGATTGCGGATACCCCGCGTCTGCCCTGATTTGTTGACAGTTCGCAGTAATTCTGCCACACTGTGAACTGCCCTCCACGCCTCGCCCTTCGGTGACACGCCCGTCGCCGGAGGGCTTTTTCGTAACCCCGCGAGGAATTCAATGCCTGTCCAGCCCGGCGACGTCGAAATCACTCTGAACGGCGAGGCGCACACGCTGCGCTGTACGTTGCGCGCAGCAAAAACCGTCAATGCCTACTTCGGCGACTACCCGACCGCCTTTCGCAAGATTGGCGAACTCGGGCAGGACGCGTTCTTCGTCGTGATCGCCGCCGGCTTGAACAAGAAAGTCAATGAAGTCGAGGAAGCGGTTTACAGCACCGGTCTACCGCCACTGGTTGACCCGTTGCTTGAATACATCGGTCTGCTCGCGAATGGCGGCAAGCCCGTTCAAGAGGAAGGCACCGCGCCGGTGGGGGAGTCCTAACCCGGTCGGAATATTACGACCGGTTGCTTATGGACGGCATGGGTTGGCTCGGCTGGACTGAGCAGGAAACGCTCGACACGACAATTCCTTCGATCGAACTCGCCATGCGCGGTCGGATCGAAATGTTGAAAATCACTCACGGCAGCGGAACGCAACCAGCGTCAGAACCCGTGCCGCCTGACCCGCAAAAAGTTTTTGCCGTGTTTCGCGCCGCTGGCGCACCGAAATAGTCACCGCGATCGCCCGCTTTGACCCCGCAAGGGGTCGCCGCTGGTGTGTCTTGTTGGGATTGAAATGGCAGATATCGCGACCCTTGGTCTGAAAATCGATTCGAGCGATGCGGATAAAGCATCGCAAGACCTCGACGCACTCGCGACTTCCGGCAAGAAAGCAGAAGATCAACTTACAAAAATTGAGCGCGCCGCAAGTATGGGCGGTCGTGCTACCGAAGGCTACAGCGAAGCTCTTGCCGACGCTTATGGTATCACATCGAAGCTTTCCGATGCACAAGTCAAGGCGATTCGCGCGTTTGAGGATTTGATTGCTCGGACACAACTGTCCGGAAGTGAACTGACCACTTATAACGCACTCCGCGCGACTTCTACCAAGGCAGATAGTCAAGCCGCGACGGTAATTGCAGACCTTGCGCGCACGTATCACGACCTAGCTGAGAGTCAAAAGAACGCCTCACTCGCAGCGAAAGAAAGCGGAAGTGCCTTTAAATCCGATTTGGAAAGCCGCCTTGGCATCGGCAAATCTGCGACTTCCAACGGAGCAACCTTTTCAGCACTCCAAGAGCAAGCAAAAAAGCTGGACATGATCGACGCGGCTCGAGCGAAGCAGAATGCTTCGTTTGCTCAGAGCCAGATCAATGTTGCGCTCGGGATCGATCGCGTAAGCAAATCTGCGAAAGATTCGGCTTCCGCCTTTGAAGAACTATTACCGCCAATCGAAAAGGTGAATCGCAGCGGAACTAATCTCGCGAACACCCTGACGAAACGTTTCGTCATGGGGTACTTAATTTCGCAAGCAAAACAAGCGGCTGCGGCGGTAGCGGAACTGAACGACAAGATCGCCCGCACCGGCGATATCGGCAAATTGACCGGCCTTGGATCCGGAAACGTTCAGGGCATTATTTCCGCCGCGGGAACGAAGGGTATCGACAACAATGCCATGTCGTCGGCGTTGGTGGCGTTCAACCAGCAAATTCCCTTGGCGAAAGCCGGCGTTGGCGAACTCGGGCAACTGCTACGGGCGAATAAAGTCACCGTATCCGACACGGGCGATGCCTTTTTTAAAGTCGCGGACCTTGTCGCTCGCACAAAGAACGATACCGCGCGCATGTCCATCCTGCAGCAAGCAGGTTTGCCCGCCACCATGGAAATGGTGCGGTTCATGTCGCAAGGCGCCGATGCGATCAAGCAGCAGATCGACCAGACGTCGAAACTGTCGGAGTCGCAAGTTCAAGCAGCGCAGCGCGTGCGCGATGCGTGGCAAACGTATTGGCAGCAATGGAAAGACAGCGCTACCCTCGCCATCGCTGATGTGCTCGGCAAATTGGGCAACCTCGCCCGAGCTGCGCGAAATGCTACGCAATCCGGTCGCGAGCGTCGCGTCAATCAAGGCGTGGTCGATGCCGTAAACGGAATCCGCGGTCAGGGTGCTACACCCAATAGCCTAGTGAGTGGCGCTTTTGGCGCGCTCGGCAATGGTCCGTCTGGCAGCGACTCACTTTTAACAGCGCTGCAGAACCGCGCAAAGCAAATGTCCGGTCAGGGTGACACCCGCGACTGGGCTACCGAAAAGGCAATCCAGCAAGACCGGATTTCCAAAGCGCAGCAGTATCTCGGTCTGCTCGGCGCCACCACGACGGCCACGGAAGCGCGCCGCGCCGTCGAACTGCAGTTGGCATCTGCCGGTCTGAACAACGTCGGTATCGATTCTAAGCGCGCGGAACTCCTCAAGCAACTGGCCGAAGAACAGAATCTCGGCACTCTTGCTCTGAAGGCGCAGACGGACGCACAGCGCGTCGAAGCGGAAACGATCGGCATGTCGGTCGGTGCCGCACAGGCGTACACCGCCGAACAAAATCTCCTGAACGAAGCGAAGCGAAACCACAAAGAACTGACTGACGCAAACCGCGCTGCGATCGCCGCAGAGGCGCAGGCGCTTGGCGATGCCGCGCAGCGTGCGGACAATATGCGGTGGGGTTACGAAAACCTCGTCCGCGGCCCGTTGCAGACGCTCCAAAGCCAACTGGCGAACGGTGCCAAGTTCTTCGACGCTATCAAAGCGGCCGGCATGAGCGCGCTGAATAGCATTGCGTCGAAACTGATGGACATGGCCAGTCAGGGCTTATGGCAGGCGGCGTTCGGGGGAAGTCGGAGCGGAGGCGGTCTGTTATCCTTACTCGGCATCGGTGGCGGCGGTGAATTGCCAGGATGGGGAACCAACTCATTCGTTGGTCCGCTGCCGGCCGGCGGCGCCCACAGCGGTAAAGGTCCAGGCGACCCGTGGACATTCGTTCGCAATGTTGACCCCGCAGTATTCAACAACGCTCCCCGTTTCCACACCGGCATCGGCCCCGGCGAGCGGGCGGCGATCATTCGCAACGACGAGTCCGTTCTGACCCCTGGTCAAATGAAACAACTCGCGCCGGTCGGATCCGGCAAGCCGAGTGTTTCAATCACCAACTACAACGATTTTCGCGGCGCCGATCCCGGCAGCGAAGCGCGGATCAAGGCTTACGTTGACGACAGCAATCGCCGCGCCGTTGAACAGGCTGTTCAAGCCGTTTCCAAAAGTTTTCGCTCCAACCCTGCCTATCTTGGATCGCGTCAATGAACCGGGATTTCCCGATCGAATGGTACGATTATATTGTCGGCGGAAAATTCCGACTGCGATCGGCGTCGTTGTTTTCCAACCGACCTTGGGCGGGCGGACAGAACGTCACCAAGCCACATACTAAGGCTTGGCTGACGGACATTACGCTGCGCCCTGCCCGCGACCCGCTCTTGCAAGATTTCAAGGCGTTCTTCTCAAGCCTGGACGGGCGATCGGGTATCCTCCGGTTATCAGATGCCACCCGGTTCATGCCTTGGGCGGATCGGCAATTGTTGCTTTCTCAAAACGCGCCGTCGTATTTCTCTGACGGATCGCGGTTCACCGATGGGTCCGGATTCGCGAATGGCTTCCTTCCTCCGAATGTGTTCGTGAACTCGGCTGCTGCGCTCGGCTCTAACTACCTCGTCCTGGCAGGGTTTCCCGCCTCCACGCAAAACGTGTTGCGCAATGGGGATTTGCTTGAAATCAAGCCGAACGGAATGCCTGCAAGTTTCCCGCATCTTTACGAGGTGCAGACGCCGTCCGATTCCGACAGCCAAGGTCGCGTCGGCATTTATCTGACGTGGCAACTGCATGCGGACGTTGCGGCCAGCGATACTGTGAGTTTGCGATTCCCGTCGACCCTGTTCCGCATGACAACCGACGACCAGTTCGAATTTGAGGATTCGGGCAGCGGCATCGGTAGCGGTGGCGGGAGCTTGTTCGAAGCGCTGGATTTAGTGCCGTGACAAAGCCTCTCACCGACCGCATGGCGGCGGCGATGCTCAACGGTGGCGCTCGCGCTATCTTCGCCGCGATCGAGCACCCTGACGGAACGGGCTATTTCTGGAACGGCATCGGTTCGAAAGTTTGGAACGGCATCACATGGCGCGGATCCGGCGCACTCGGTTCGGTGACGCCGATCAAACAATCGAGCGAAATCGCAATTCAAGAACTCTCGTTCCAACTGAACGGAATTGACGCTGAAACCGCAGCGCGTCTAAGCGGCGACGTCCGCAACCGCAAAGGCACTGTTTGGCTCGCGTGCTTGGACGACACCGGCCAGGTCGTTCAAGCACCGTATCTCATTGCCGACACGCTGCTTGACCATCAAGCGATCGAATATGCCGACGACGGTTCGGCCGTAATCACGATCACAGCGTATTCCGGATTTTTTACGCTGGATCGCGGAGTAGACGAGGCGTGGACCCCGGAAAGCCAACGCCTTCGTTTCCCTACGGACGTTGGCCTGGACATGATCCCCGGCCTTCAAAAACAAGACCTCCAGTGGACGCCAACATGAACCGCGCCGCGCTCGAAACCGCAGTCGTCAATGCGATGACCGCCGCATGTGAAAAGGAAATGCAGTGGGGCGTTGACGACTGCACGCTGTGGTGTGCGAACATCATTCGGAATACGTTGGGTTATGATCCGGCGAAAAATGCTCGAGGACGCTACAAGACGCGAAACGGCGCGCGTCGATTCCTTGGCACCGCTGGCCTGAAAGGCGCACTGACCAAGGCGGCACGCCGTCACAAATGGAAACGCATCAATCCGGAATACGCCCGTCCCGGTGACGTTGGCCTTGCGTGGACGACGGTCGAGGTGCGCGGGAAGCAAGTTACGACGCTCGCCACGATGATTTGCCGGGCGCCGGGATGGTTCGTTGGTCGAAATGAACGTGGGTTCACCGCCATCAATTCGAACATGATTGTCGCGGCTTGGTCCGTGCTTGATGACGCTCATCCGGGACCGCGTGTTCGTTTCCATTCCCACAAACGTCAACTCGTACCGACGTCGGCCGTAAACCATGAACCGGTATCGATCGGCATCGCTGTTCTGAGTGCCATCGGTATCACCGGGACTTCCGCGGTGGTGGCCGGCATCGTTGGCGGCCTTGTGCTCATGACCGTTTCGGTCGGTCTGTCTCTCGTCGCTTCTCTCTTGCAGCCTCATAAGGGCACCGGCTCAATTGACAGCGCCCTGGCAGACTCTTCGGTGGCGCAATCGGTGCAAATTACCGAACGTCAGTCGATTCCGTATCGCCGCCACATTCTCGGTGGCGCCTATGTTGGCGGCGCTCTGTTTTTCGAGCAGGTCAAGCCGCCCTATTTGACTCTCGGAACTCTGTTGGCCGAAGGTGTCGTCTCGGGAATTACCAAGGTGGTGGTGGGCACCAACACAATCGCGTTTCCAAGCAGCATCGTCGAAAACCAGATTCTCACGCCGGTAAACGTCGACGGTCAGCCGAACTACGAAAACCGCCTCGCCTCCAGTTTTC